AACCATGTTCGAGCACCTTAGCCAGCTGGATCCCCAGGACCGTACGGCCTGGCTGGATCTTCCCATGATCGCACCGGATGCCGCCGTCGAGATTCGTTTCGCCGGCGAGTCGAACCGGCCGTACTTCAACGCCATGCTGGCCCGCGCGGCCAAGCGTGTCCGCACGTTGCAGACGAAAGGCACGAGCGCAATCGACCGGGCCATGGTCGAAGAGAACCGCCGCGAAGACCGCGAGCTGTTCCCCACCAACGTGTTGGTCGGCTGGCGCGGGATCCGCGACCGGGCCGGCAACCCGGTGGAATGCACGCCCGAGGCCCGGCGCGAGTTCTGCGCCAAGCTGCCGAGCTGGATCTTCGACCAGGTCCGGCACGCGGCTGCGGCACCGGAACGGTTCCTGGCCGACGGCGACCAGGCCCCGCCGAACGCCTCGGAGCTGGCGGGAAACTCGCAGACCGCCTCCGCTGGGAGCTGAGGTACGCCCGCGATGGCTGGGCCATCGAGTCCGGGCAGTACGAGCGGAACGCGGGTGGGCTCCCTGAGTGGTACGTGAACCGTCCCCCGATCGTTCGGGGCGACGAGTTCTACATGCGTGCCTTCTGGGAGCTGTCCACGGAGCGGCAGTTCGGGCAGATCATCGGGCCCATTCCCAACAGCAAGGTAGTTCAGTACGGCTACCGCCACGGGCTGAATCCTGGTATGATCGCGGTCCTGGAAACCGTGATACGCGAGCTGGACGAGAAATGGCTCGGCTGGCAGCGCGAGGAACAGCGGCAGCGGAACGCGAAGCCTAAGAAATGACCGACTTTCGCATCGACGTAGTGATCGACCCTTCGAACGCCGCGGGCGGCGCGCGGACGGTCGAAAAGGAGCTGATCCGCGTGGAGAACCGCGCGGACCGGCTACGCGTCGGGCTCCTGCGCATGCTCGGCGTGCTCGGCGGCGGCGCGGTCCTGGGCAACGCCATCCGGACCATTGCGCAGTTCGAGCAGGCCATTTCCACCGTGGCGGCCGTCAGCGGCGCGACCGCGGAGCAGATCGACCTGCTGAAGCAGAAGACGTTCGAGCTGGGCGCCACAACGCGGTTCACGGCGACGCAGTCCGCCGAGGCCCTGACCGACCTGGCCCGCGCGGGCTTCAGCGTCAACGAATCCCTGTCCGCCGTCGGCGACACGCTGCTGCTGGCCCAGGCCGGCGGGCTCGGGCTCGCGGAGGCGACGGACATCGCATCGACGACGCTGCGCGGGTTCCGCCTGTCGGCCAACCAGGCCGGGCGGGTGGCCGACGTCCTGGCCGAGGCCGCGAACGCCACCAACACGTCGGTGGGCGAGCTGGGCGAGGGCCTGAAGTTCGTGGCGCCGATCGCCGCGGGCCTGAACGTGTCGCTGGAGCAGACCGCGGCCGCCATGGGCCTGCTGTCCGATGCCGGCCTGAAGGCCAGCCTGGCCGGCACGGGCCTGCGCCGGGTCCTGTCCGAACTGGAGTCGCCCAGCCAGGCCAGCCAGAAGATCCTGGCCCGGCTCGGGGTGACGGCGGACGAGGTGAAGGTTTCGCAGGTCGGCCTGGAGCAGGCGATCCGCCGGCTGGGTGACGCGGGCCTGAGCACGGGCGCGGCGCTGGAAGTCTTCGGCGATCGCGGCGGCCCGGCGTTCGAGGTGCTGTCCAAGGGCATCGACCGCCTGGGCCAGCTGACGGACCGGTTCAACACGACCGGCGGCAGCGCGCAGAAGGTCGCGGACATCATGGACGACAACCTGAACGGGGCGCTGCTCCGCCTCCGGGCGTCCTACCAGAACCTGATCCTGGCCCTTTCCGAGTCGAAGCTGTCGGACGCGCTGGGCGGCCCCATCGACACGCTGACTCGCGGGCTGCAATTCCTGGCGGCGAACGCCGACACGGTCGTGCGGTTCTTGCAGAACCTGGCCCTGCTGCTCGGGCCGCGGTTCATCCTCGGCGCCCTGCGCTCGATTGCCGTCCTGGTCGCGGCCAACCCGCTCGGGCTGCTGCTGACCGGGCTGGCCGCGGCCGCGGCCCTGATCCCCGGGCTGCAAGCGCAGCTGGAGGGGCTGGTGCAGGCCCTCGGGTCCCTGGTCTCGTCCTTCGCCGAGCAATTCAGCCTGCAGGACTTCTTGTCGGGCTTCGCCTCGGCCATCGACACGATCGTGGCTTTCGTCGCCGGCGCCGGCGCTGCGCTCGGCGTGATGTTCGACAACCTGGCGACGCAGCCCGCGGTGGTGGGCGAGCTGATGAAGAAGGGGTTCCGGGACGCCATCGAGGCCACGCTCGACTTCTTCCTGGCGTTCGCGCAGACCGTCGGCAACATCATCCTGGGCCTGGGGGGTGACGTCATCACCCTGGTTCAGAACGTGGGCGGGGCCATCGGCGCGATCAGTTCGGGCAACCTGGACGCCGCGCAGTCGTTCGCCGACAACCTGGAGTCGACGCTGTCTCGCGCGGGTAACCGAGTAGTCACGTTCACCGGTCAGTTCAAAAACAACCTGGCGAAGCTGCGCGATACCGAGATCCTGCCGGAAGTGGAGCTGACGCAGAAGGCGCGCGAGCTGGGCGGCCAGGTCGCGGACGAGTTCGGCCGGGCCTTCACCGAGTCGACCCCGACCGCGCAGCAGTCGCTGGCCACGTTGTTCGGCAACCCCGAGGACCTGGTGGCCGCCGCGTCGGCGCTGGGCGACGAGCTGGCCACGGCCCTGCGGCCACCGCTGGCGGCGCCGTCTGCGACCATCGACGCCATGCCCGCCCTGAGCACGGGCGCCCAGGAACTGCTGGATCAGATCGACAGCGTCCGCGTCCTGAAGGACGTGGAACAGCAGCTGAACGAGATCCTGCGCCAGCGGCCGGACCTGCTGGAGCCGGTGAAGGACGCGTACCTGGAAGCGAAGATCGCGGCGCTGGAATCCAGCAAGGCCGCCGAGGACGGGTTCACGCGCGCATTCCTGAAGCTGCAACAGGAGGCCGAAGACTTCGCCTCCGCGGCCGAGTCCGCCGTGAACGCGTTCGCCGACCGGGCCACGGACGCGCTGGTGGAATTCGCCGAAACGGGGGAGTTCTCCTTCAAGGAGTTTGCCTCCGCCCTGCTGAAGGACATCACGCGCATTATTGCGCGGCTGCTCATTGTGCAGGCCCTGAGTGCAGCTGCCGGACTTGCGGGCGGCGGCGACGGGGGCGCGGGCGCCGCAGCTGGCGCGGCCGCCAGTGGCGAATTCGCCGAGGGCGGCACGACGCAGCCGGGCCGGTCCTACCTCGTGGGCGAGAATGGGCCCGAACTGTTCAATCCGGGAATGACGGGATCCGTGCAGCCGCTCGCGGCCGCGCAGGAGCCCCCGCAGGTGAATGTCCAGGTCGTGAATGTGACCGACCCGAACGAAGTCCCGCAGGCCATCAGCAGCGGGCGCGCGGACGAGGCGATCCTCAACGCGCTTTCCCGGAACCCGGATCGCGTGAAACAGGTACTAAGCTAACCCCATGTTCCAAGCAAACGTCGGAAGCGGCAGCGGCCGCGCAACCACCTATCGCGACCTGCTGACGAAGATTGTGGCCATGTGCACGTCGCAGGGCGTGGATACGGTCGTCATCAACAACGCAGGCACCGGCTACACGGCCGGCGACGTGCTGACCCTTACGCACGCGGGCGCGTACCTGGTCGCGCGATTCGAAGTAACCACGGTCGGCGGCGGCGGGGCCATCACGGGCCTGCGCATCCTGAGCAACGGCGCCTTCGCGAACCGGGCAACCACGGCCACCGTATCCGCCGGCGGCAGTGGCTATGCCGTCGGCAACATCCTGGAAGTCCAGGGCGGCAGCCAGCGGTGCAAAGCCAAGTTCTCCGTGGCGACCCTGTCCGGCTCGGCGGCCGCAACGGTCACGCTGTTCGAGGACGGCGGCGCGTATTCGTCCACGCCGAGCAACCCCGCGGCCACCACGAAGGTGGGCCCGGCGGCGGGCACCGGCAGCGGCGCTACCCTCACCGTTACCTATACGGGTCTGATCGGCAGTACGAACCTGGCCGTTACGGGCGGCACGGGGGCCAGCGCCACGGTGGACATCACGCTGGCGCAAACGGGCGCCACCTGCGAGCGCAACACGAACAGCGCCACGTTCAACAGCCTGACCGACGAGAAGGAAGTGGTGCTCAAGTTCGACGCGACAGGCCGCACAAACAAACCGTACGTGGGCTTCTGCTCGGGCACGACCACGAGCGGCATCAACACACGGCCGTTCATCGCGCTTATCGGCATGATCGCGCACAACCCCGCGGCGGCCATGTCGGCCCAGCCGAACAAGCTGGGCGACCCGGGCACGTTCTCCGTCAACTTCCCGTACATGATGACGGACGAGAACGCGGCCCAAGAAATGGACTTCTGGATCACGGCCGACGAGTTCCGGGTGGGCGGGGTCTTCAACATCAACAGCGGCGCGGCGAACACCGACGACGGACAATACATGCAGTGGTACGCCGGGTTCATGGACACGTTCGCGACGGAGTCCGAGAACGCGTACCCGATGTTTGTGGGCGCCACGTCGCGCGACCGATCGCAGGACCCCAGCGTGGCGCAGATCAGCCACACGGGCCTGGCCGAGTGCCTGGCGCCGACGGCGGCATCGTCGCCCCACTTCTTCTACCGCGTGGAGGACAGCACCTGGGTGAACGTGGCGAACAGTATCAACCAGGCCGTCGACACGTACGCCCCGCACGGCATGTTCCCGATGACGAAGCTACAAGAGCCGACGGGCGCCGGCGGCCTGACGCCGCTGGAGTTCGTAGCCACGCAGGGCCCGCTGCGAATCCACGTCGAGATTGGAAGCACCGGGCGGGCCGCGGTGACGCGCAGACTGCTGCCGGTCCCGGGCGCCACGCCACACTTCTTTCCCATCCCCCTGACGGTGCTGTCGCACCCGGGCACGAGCACGAACCAGACACTGGACACGCCACGCGGCCAGCTGCGCGGGTTCTTCTGGGTCTACAACACCGACGCCTCGGCTGCTACAATCACGAACTTCTCCCAGGACTACGTGACCATAGGCAGTGACCGGTACCGGGTGTTCCACAACCACCGCGAAATTTCGCTCTACCAGTTTATTTGCATCAAGGAAGACGTGTAACCCCATGGCCTTTACCTCGCAGGACACGAGCAGCATCGCGGACTTCTTCAGCAAGCTGGACACCTTCCTGTCCGGTGAGGGCTGGACCACCTACATAAACGCGGGGCTCGGCCGGTTCGCCGCACACAAGAACCCGAGCGGGTCTATCTGGGTCACGATGGCCACGCAGTACGACACGGGCGCCGCGGACGCCGTGGGCATCTATCAGTGGCACGGCGCCGCGTACAACAGCGGCAACAACCCGTGGGCGCAGACGAACGACAGCGGCAACGGCGCGGCATCGAGCACGCAAGCCACGATCGCAGGCAACCGGTCCGTCTACCTTGCGAACCAGGCGGCCGTCTCGCATTTCTGGTGCTTCGAAGACACGAACTACTTTCACATCGTGGCCCGCACGGGCAACGCCGGCACGTACCGGTATTGGCATTTCGGGGCTGGCTACCTAGTGAAGTACAACGACTGGACCGGCGGCGAGTACTGCTATGGCCAGGCCGTCGAGACCATCACGAACGGCGGCGCCGTGGGCCGGCAGGGCCCCGCCAGCTATCTGCTGGACGGGCTGGCCGTGGACGGCACGGGCGGGCAATTCCAGAACATGGAGGAGCGGTGTGCTACGCTGCACGTCGAGGGCCTGAACAACCAGGGTGGCAGCAGCAAGTGGGGCGTGGTGCTCGGCAACCAAAGCAGCGCGAACCTGGGCGTCGACCGCGCGGCCGTCGCGCGCGTGCACATCAACGGCGGATTCCGCGCCGGCCTGTTCGGGGGCAACTTCGGAAACTTCACCGGCACGTATGGGCGCGGCCTGGTCCCGCTCTACCCCATTCTTCCCACCTACTGGAACCGCACGACGGGCCACGCTGAAGGCCCGCTGGGCTACATGCCCGACGTCCGCGGAACGCACCTGCTCAACTTCGAAGACGGTGACAGCATCACCGTGGGCAGCGACACGTGGGTGGTCTTCCCGAGCCACCGAAAGCTGGAGTCGGTTTCGAGCAACGCGGGCACGACGGGCTACCAGGGGATTGCCTACAAGCAGGTGGCGTGATGGCGAACACCGCGCGAGCGGGCGAGGCTGACGGCGGGATCTTCACGGACACGGCCGCAGACTTCATCGGGCGCACGCCCCTAACCCACATTCCGTTTCGGCAGTGGGTGGAGGGCGGCGGCGGCAACCCCGGCCTGCTGGACAACGTCCAGTTCCTGACGGCGGGCGGCACGCGCACGAACACCAACGCCCCCACTGTAGTCCGCGTGGACGATGCCTGGCCTGGCGAGGACGAACGACGGGCCACTACGTTCTCCATCGACTGGCACGAGCGATGCCACATCATGCCCCGGACGAAGATCGAGTTCGGGAACATCATCACCCTGGAGCAGGCCGATTACGAGCTGTTCAACGGCTACCGGAACCAGTCCACGACGGTGACCACAATCACCAACAACGTGGCGCCCGGCGTGTCGTTGCCGAACATGACGCCCCCGGTGACGCGTGGCCCCGAGGCCAGCTTCCTGGACCCGACCAGCACGACGCAAAGCACGTCGGCGCTGGGCACGATGGTGAAGCTGAAGGTGAACGCGGAGGAGGACGGCCTGCCCGTGTTCGACGGCACGATCGACTTCCTATTCTCGACGGGGGACGAGCTGTCCCTGTCGCTGTCAGGCACGCGCGTAGTTTTTATCCCGATGGAGTACGAGGCGCCCGTGGTGGAGGAGCTGGGGTTCCTTACGGAAGTCATCGAGTCCATTGACGGGAACGAGCAGCGGCTGTCGTTGCGGAAGCAGCCCCGCCAGACGTTCAAGGTGGAGTACGCCCTGGACGGCAACGATCGGCAGCGCATGCAGGGCCTGCTGATGGACTGGATGGACCAAGTGTTCGGGTTCCCGCTCTGGCACGAGAAGAAGCGGCTGGCCGCGGCCGTGTCCGGCGGCGCCACCGTCTACCAGGTGAACACCACGGCCGACGTGGACTTCCGGGTCGGGGGGCTCGCCGTCGTGCTGTCGGATTCCAACACGTTCGACGTCATCAACATTTTGAGCATGACGTCGACCACGATTACCGCGGCGGACCCGAGCGTGAACGCGTACGCCGCGGGCGCCACGATCATGCCCCTGCGCCTGGCCCGGATCGCCAGCGTGGTGTCAGCGAAGCGGGCGCCGAAGAACCTGGAGGTGTTCCGGATCGAATATGAGGTGACCGACAACGACACCGGCACCCCGGCCGGCAGCGCGTCGGGCTGGAACACCTACAACGGTCGCGTCCTGCTCGACGACTGCAACGTGATGACGGGGGACATGCAGGAGGAGTACCGCCGGCGCATCTACGTGATCGACAATCAGACGGGCATCGTGTCGCAGCGCAGCGCGTGGGACCGCTACAAGCGGAGCCACCAGAAGGGCTTCGTGGCCCGGAACCGCGCGGACATCATCAAGCTGCGCAAACTGGTGATGCACTTCCACGGCCGACAAAAGGCGTGGTACATTCCGACCTTCTTCGACGATTTGCAGGTGAAGGCGAACCTCACGATCGGGACGTCCGTGGTGGACATCGAGAACATCGAGTACACGCGGTTTGCTAATGCACGCAACCCGCAGCGAATCTTCCGGATCGAGTTCACCGACGGCACCAGCCTGGTGCGCGTGATTCAGTCTGCCTCGCAGATCAGCGCGACCACCGAGCGGCTGGTGCTGGACACCACCTGGCCGGCGAACCGCACCGTGGCCGAGATTAGCCGCGTGATGTTCTACGAGCTGGTGCGGTTCGACACCGACGTGTTCTCCCTCGTGTACCCCCGCATCGGCCTGGCCGAAATGTACGCGCCCGTACGGGCCGTGTTCGACGACAACTAAAATGACCAGCTTCAGTAGCCTGGAGATCAGCCGCGAATCGAGCCGACCCCTTGAAATCTACGAGATCAGGGTGGGCAATGACACGTACCGTTATACGTCTGCCGAAGATGACGTGACCGTGGCCGGCGACCTGTACGAGGCGACCGCCGTCTCGCGCAACAACATCGAGCAGGGCAGCGACTCGCAGGCCCGGAACCTGCTCGTCACTCTCCCGGGCAACGACCCGTTCGCCGCGCGCTACCGGAACGTGGTCCCGGGCGAGAAAGCCACGGTGAACGTGTGGCGCCTGCAACGCGACGAGGTGCCGACGTTCAACACGCGCATTCTGCTGTTCAAGGGCCAGGTGATGGCCTGCCGGTTCCCGCAGGATGGGTACACGGCCGAGGTGACGGTTCGCAGCATCGAGCAGGCCCTGAACCGGAACGTGCCGCGGTTCACCTTCGCCGGCATGTGCAACCACATTCTGTACGACGACCGCTGCCAGGCGGACCCGAATCTGTTCGACCTGGTCGGCACGGTCTCTGCGGCGTCGGGCGTCACTATCACCGTGCCGGGGGCCAACGCGAAGCCCGACCAGTTCTACCGCGGGGGCTACTGCCGGCCGGTGTCTGGTGACGTCGACTTCCGCCTCATCTTGTCGCACGTGGGGAATGTGCTTACACTGCTGCTACCCTTCTCCGTCAATCCGGTGGGGGTGTCCATGCAGGTGTTCGCCGGATGCGATCACCTGATCACCGGCGACTGTGCTCTGAAGTTCGACCGCGTAATCAGCTTCGGCGGGTTCCATTGGGTCCCGCGTAAAAACATCTTCGAATCGGGCCTGACGTGATGCACGAGCTACCCACTTTCCGCGCGTTCCGACTGTGGTTCCGCGGCCTGTCGAAAGCAACGCAGGTCCTGGCCGGCGTTCCGTCTATCGCAATTTTGCTATGGTGGTTCGCGCGCGAGTGCATGCACGTACGCACGCCCGCGGAGCCCGTGCGCGCGATCTGGGTTACGCTCATCCTGTTCGTTGTCACAATCCTGCTGAACGAACTGCTGCGGCCGAAGCCGCAGATCGAGGACGAGCGGCCGAAGGGCCTAGGCGACTTCCAATTCCCGACGGCGACCGAAGGCCGCGTGGTCCCGATCATTTGGGGCAAGGTCCGGCTGAACGGCCCGAACGTCACGTGGTACGGCGACCTGGAACAGTACGCGCTGTCCAAGTTCTTCAAGTCCGGAATCTGGAGCGGCAAACGTGCGATCGTGGCGTTCCGCTACTACATGGGCGTGCAAATGGTGTTGTGCCGCGGCAGCGGTGTGGCGCTGCGCCGCGTGTGGATCGGGGACGACGAGGTGTTCTCCGGCAACATCACCAGCGACGGCGCCACGTTCGACATTGACAAGCCCGAGCTGTTCGGTGGGCAGGACTACGGGAACGGCGGCATCATGACCCGGTGCGACTTCTACACCGGTGCGCAGAACCAGCCGGTGAACGCGTATCTGAACGATCCCGACCGGCAGAAGATCATGACGGCGGCCACGCAGACGGCGCCGAACTACGGCGGCAACAGCTATATTGTCTGCCGCTGGCTACCCACCGACCTGACGAACGGGACCCACGAGGGCGCGTACCTCGGAAACTCCACGACCATCAAGGCGTGGTCGTTCGAGGTGGAGCGGTACCCCGGCATCTTCTCCGGGCAATCGGCGGGGCAGCACAAGGTGGGCGCCGACGACTGCAACCCGGCGAACGTGATCTATGAGCTGCTGACGAACACGGAGTGGGGCTTCGGGTTCCCCGCAACGGACATCGACGTGGGCGCGTCTTCGTCGTTCAAGACGGCGTCCGATACGCTGATCACCGAGGCCAACGGGTTCAGCATGGTACTTGACCGGCCGCGGCGCGCGAAGGACCTGCTGCAAGAGCTGCAACGGCAGATCGACGGCCTGGTGTTCCTGGACCAGCGCACCGGAAAATGGAAGATCAAACTGGCGCGCGCGGACTACAGCATCGGGTCCGTTCCGCAGCTGGACGA